GGACAGCACGGTTGTTTTCATAGTCCTTGTGGGCATCGCAGTATTTTTCGTACTTGTCGATGATGTCGAGGATTTCTATGTAATCCTCACGGGTGTGCTTGGTGTGCTTAACCAGCTCCATATTGAACCGAAGAATATCCGCCCTCCAACCGTCAGCCTCTCTCTTGTCGGAAAGCGCCTTTTGGCTGGATACCTCGTCTTTGATCTTCTTTTGCTCGTCCTCCAACGTCTTGAGTTGGTCGAGCACATCTTTGTTGAGGGCTCGGCCGATCGCACTTGCGATGGCCGTCCATGGGTCGAACTTTATAGGGCTGATTTGGATAAGGGTCAGCAATACCACTAACCCACCGCCCCCGCCAAGTAAAATGTCACGTAACGTCATTGCCCACACTTCCTTATGCGGTTACTGCGGTCCAGCCATAGACGCTGGGTTCCCAAACGTTGTTGTCAACGTCACTCGTCCACGTCTGGCCATTGTGGGTCACGGTATCACCGGCCATATAAGGATTGGTGGAATCGGGCTGCTCCCACTCAGGGATAACATTCTCGTCGGGAATCAGCACCTTGGCGAACAGAGAAGCCGCTGCGGTGGGTGTCCATTCCTCTTGGGAAACGTGATCCTGCAGAACACGATACAGAACGCCGTTATAGCGAACTCTCGTATCGGTGGTGTAGCTTACGCCGTTGGGAGACCAGTTGGGGAACAGTTCCACAAACTGTACTGCCTCTTCATCGGGCATCACAGTGGCGTTACTTTCGATCTGCGCCCTCAGCGCCTTGGCTCTTGCAAGAATAGACATCGTTATACCTCCTCTCCCAACAGAATCTTTGCGGCACGAATATAGTCGTTGTCCGCAATGCCGTTACCGCGCATATAGAAATGGGCGGTGATCGTGCCGGTACTGCCCACGAATTGGGCGCCATCCAAAACCACCTCGGTACAAGTCAAGGCGGTATTACCGCCGACAGTAACAGAAACGGTCTTGAGGTTTTCCGGTGTGAGCGTGTCCCACAGAGCGACAAGCTCTTCCTTGGTTCCGGTTGCAACGATGTGCAACGGAAGCGAAAATTCAGCGATTGTAAATGCGCTGCCATCTGCCAGGATAACCCTAATTTCATCCATGACGTTCATCCTCCTAAAAGTCGATTGTTTCTTGTGCCGGATCCGGTTACTTATTCACAGATACCACCTCCGTAGAAATAGAAAAAGCAACCTAAATAGGTTGCTTTTCGGAAATGCAACCTTTTAAGGTTGCGTTTTATTTCTAACCGGGCAACGAAAAAGGAGCTGCCGAAGCAGCCCCTTTCTCATAAGTTGTCCGGGAATTCATTGGCACCAAGGATCTTGGAATAGTCCTTTTTCGTGCCGTCCACCATTTCCTGTTCGGCTTCGGTCAGACATCGAGCCTGTTCCAATTCCATAGCGAGGTGGTGGATCACGGTGGCTTGGCGCTCCACAAGGTTGCAGAGCATTTCGATCATTTGCAGATTTGACATCACCATTCTCCTATGCCGCTTTTGCAAGGCGGCGTTTACTCTCGTCCCTCACTACGTCCTTGAGCCGCTTGACGCCTATCGAGTCGAAATACTTGACCCGCACTCGGTAGCCGTCGCAATGCTTTAACTGTCCTACCCGGGCAAGGAGACCGGCTGCGACAGTAAACGGAATAGAACGCCCTGCGTCAATCCTTTTCTGCACTCGCCGGCATTGCCGAGCGTACCGGAGGAAATTCCTGCGTCGTAGGGTCGTATGGTCTTTGAAGAACCGAAACCCGACAAAGTCAATGGCTCGGCTCTTGACCGGAAACACCTGCCAGTTTTCCTTGAGCCGCAGACCGAGACGTTTTCCAAGGAATGCTTCGATCTCTTTCCGGGCTTTATGGAGTAGCTTTTTGTTCGGTCCCAAGATAACCATATCGTCCATATTGCGGACGTAGTATTTCACTCCGGGCAGCGTAAGAATGAAGTTGTCCAGAGGTTCGAGGTAATAGTTTGCAAGCCATTGGTTCACGTAGAATCCAATCGCAAGACCACCATCGGGATTTGAGGTGGCAATGTCATACACAAACTTGAGAAACCGTTTGTCTTTGACTTTCCTCGCCAACGCCCAGATAAGGCGCTTTGGGGAAATGCTGGGATAGTATTGCTTGACGTCCATCTTCAAGCAGTACTTCGTACCCTTGGGATCGTTGTCCAGGGAACGCCGGACGTAGTTGGCGGCACAGCGATTTCCGCGGCCGGGAATGGAAGCGCAGCTCCATCGGTACATACCACGCATCAGCACGTCCTCCATAGCCATCACACACAGCTGGTGCATAAGGCCGTCCGGATAGAACGGAACGATGCGGATAACTCGTTGCTTTTGGCTGCTCTTGTCGATAATGAGTTTTGATTTTGGCGTCGAAGGGACATAACTTTCTGTTGTCAGTAGGCGGTATGCTTTTTCGACGTACCCGTCCACATCGGTAAGAACTTCCTCGACATCCCACCTACCACGTTTTCCACGTGTTCCCTCAATGATCGCCAAGCGGATTGTTTCTTTGTCGCACATCTTCTCATAGAGATGCCCAACTCGTTTTGGCATACAGATCCTCCTTGTTTGCCTCAAGGCCTTTCGAGAGAAACCTACTAAGCCCTGTCCTAACGGCAATATTTTCACCAAGCGGTGAGGGAGAACCCACGCATTGTCGGGAGAAGAAACAAGGTGTCGGGAGCCGATGTTGGCGTTGGTGTTGGAAGCGCTGTTGTTCGCATTGAAGTAGAAGAAGCCGTAGTTATCGTTGCTGTTATAGTTGCCGCCGACGTACAACGCGTACGTACCAGTGTTCGAGTTCACGCGAGAATACAACACCGGCCCGGAGTGCGCAGATAATCCCCGGGAAATTATACCGCTATATGTCGATCTATGCCGATTTTGGTAGAAAATAACGGAATACGTTATTTTGAAAAAATAAAATCGACGGGGCTTCGCCCCGTACCCCATAAGGAGTAGGAGCGAAACCGCCAGTCTGTGCATCAAGGGAAGCCCCGGGGGTTGCGACCCCCGGACCCCCTTTAGGGGATATAAAGGAGTCGGGAGCCGATGTAAGCGTAGGTGCTGGAAGCGCTGCTGAACGCATAGAAGTAGAAGAAGCCGCAGTGATCGCTGCTGCTATAGTTGCCGCCGACGCACAACGCGTACGTACCAGAGTTCGAGCTCACGCGATCCGGTACGTAGGTCGAAGCACTACCACCAGATGCAGCATCAGGCAGCAATGCCCACGGGAACTTGTTGCTGTAACCGAAGCCAGTAATATACTGGGAGGACGGCAAGGTAACGTCTGCTGCTTTGAGGTTGGTAGTTGCATCGGTGAACGTGCTATTGGTTGTGCCAAGGTAGCAAGCTCTCGAAGATGCAATGAAACCATCGACCCAATCGTAGCAACGGCCGAAGGGCTGCTCAACCCAACGATACTGGTTCGTGAGGTTGCCGCCATTGTAGGTGTGGTATACTGCTTCGTCAGTGCTGCCAACTGCCTGCGAGTCAGAACCGTAGCCCTTGCCAAGCAAGTTCTGGCTATGGAAGTTTGCAAACTCGACCAAGAACAGTAGCTGCAGAGCAGACCACGTTGCAATGTCGATCATCCACCAGTTATCGCCCTTGTTGTGGCTGTAGGTACGGAAATTGGTTCTGGACGTATTCACAAGAGGCTGAACACCGGACTTGGAGAACACAGCAGAACTATCACCAGAGGTGTGGTATCTGCCGATATAGCGACCGCTACCGGGGTGCAGAGCGTAGCCCTCTTTCTCCACAGGAGAGATCGACCAACGCCACTTGGTATTCGCTTCGTCCTTGTACGCTGCGTAGTAGAACGGAGGAATGTAAACCACGGTGTCGTAGTCGGTCATAGAGAAGCCAGCGTCGTCCTCGGAATATGCAATAGCGCCGTCGATCACGTTGTAACGCTTCATTCCACTCCAAGGCATCACATTGTCGAACGGGCTGCTGCCTGCCGTAGCAAGGCTTGTGGCAGGTGCAGGGTTATTAAACCCGGAGGACAAGCCGATTCTTGTGAGCGTGGTTGCGCTCTGGCTGTAATCCCATTCAACGCCGTAACCCAAGGTGAAGTCGGTGGACTCGAATACAGGTGCCGGGCTACCGAACTGTGCATAGCAAGAGGTGTTCCCCTTGATGTTCGTGGGTGCGGGAGACCAACCCTCAAACGGGTAATCCTCTGCGCTGCCATCGGGGGAAACAGGCGTCGTGCCGGTGTACGAAGCGTTACCACCATAGGGCACATTCTGTACGGCTTGCAACAGTGTGGTTCCATTGTAGAAGTAAACCGTGTAGGTACGTACCGTATAGGTAAACGCCGCATAAACGTTCCGAGGTGCCGTTACGTTGGTCAATGCCGAACTGCTTGCGCTGCCGGTAGTAGACGTACTCCAACCGCTGAACGTATAGGTGTACTGATCGGTCTGCGCCTTGGTGGGATTGCTGCCAACATAAACAGCCGTACCGCCCTTTTCGACCCAATCGGTGTAGAGCAACGTGGATCCATTGTAGAACCGAACCGCATATTCTTCGTCATACACGGCGGTGACGGTCTGATTGCTCTTGATATTGGTGGGCAAAGTACCCCATCCAGCATAGGTGTACTTGATGAATTCGGTATCGGACATACCCGGTGCCGGGATCTTGCCGGTGGCGACAGGGTCGATAGCATCACCGCCGTCTGCAACGGTATCCGTGTACAGCAGAACACCATTGAAGTTCCGGTAGTACACATAGAACGAAATGGTGTCGTATGCGATGGTGATGTTGGTGTATCGGCTCTGCAAGGATTCCAGTTCCGTGCCGGTAAGGGATGGAATGTGAATGGTACCGGAGATCTGTGCGGTGTCGGTGTTGTTGCCGTTTTCATCCAAGCCACGCATCGTATCGAGAATGTCATACAGAGCTTCAACATCGGAGGCTTTCTCGAAGTTCCAGTTTACACCGATCAAACGCACACGGCTGTTTGCGGCGATAGCTCTGAGGATCGCCACGCTGTCAATAGCGGTGCTGACATTCTCAAGGCGCAACGTGGAAATGTTAGAATAGCCAGGAATGGTGAAGTCTGTAATAGCAGACTGATTACGGATGGTAAGGTTGGTAATGGTACTGGGCAGATGCAGCACCTTGAGAATACCGCCGTTGGGCAGAGAACAGCCCTTAATGGTGGTGCCGTCGAAATAGACGTTCTCAATGTTAACGCAACCACTCAAATCTACGGATTGCTGGATCTCGCCGCTACCGAGGTTCGGGCAGTTACGGACATCCAGCGTATGCAGCAGAGTGTTATTGCCGAGGTACAGTTCGGTAAGGTTCTCGTTGGTGTAGCTTGCGGAAGCGTCGCCGAGCTTAAGGCTCTGCAGCTTCGTAGCCAAGGAGAACTCGGCGTAACCTACCTTAAGGCCACTCAAGTCACCCACGCTCTTGAGCTGGGATGCGGAGTAGATGTAGATTTCCGTGTCGTTCACGTTATCCAAAGGACAGGCGAGGGTGTACGATCTACCACGGAGCGCACGATCCTGTACGAGATAGGAACCGTACTTGATGGAAGCGTAGATGTCGGCGTAAGGCTCGACGGTAATGTCAGCTTTTGCGTAACCACGCAGTGTGATAAAGTCGCTCAAGCTGTCGCCGGCATTGTACTTGGAATCGAGGTAACGGAAACGGTTGTAGAGCCACCATTTGCGCTGTTCCTCCTTGCTGCCCTGCAGCATAGACAGGTATGCAGCAGAGTTATCGTCCACCAAGGGTTGCAGGTACTTGTACCAAGCATCCTCGTTCCAGATTGCTTCCGGCCACTTGCTTTGGTGTTCTTCGTAGGCCTGTTCGATGACAGCATAGGACAGGACACCATCGGACCGGAGCTGCTGATACATAGCACGGATATTCTCATAGAACGCAGCACGGAGGTTGATCCAAAAGACGGAATCTTGGCCGTTGTAGACATCTGCGCCGCTGGCGGTGTGGTCAATATCTTCCAGTTCATAACCGAAAGCCAAGGCACCTTCATTGTTGATACCGATGGCAGTATCCATATCGTAGGGCAACCAGCAGAACTTACTACCGCCAAGCACAGACGGGAATGCGTTCTTTGCGCGGCTGTCAACCATAAGGAACAGTTCTGTGAACAGGTAGTAGAACACAGCGCTCTCCAGCTCTGCGTGATCTCCGATCTCTGCCTTGAACTTTGCCAAGCGGTACTCTGCGGTATCCTTGGTGTAGGTTACACCGTCATAGGTCACAGACGGGGTCAACGTTTTGCCGGTGGCGGCACTTTGATCCGTGGTGACAACCCAAGCGACGAATGCAGCAAGGTTTTCGATTGCTGTGCTATCCTCGGGGTACCGGGCCTCGAAGTCATTCTTCCAATCGTCACCGGAGAAATCGGCGCCCTTAAACAGAACACGGTTGGAGGTGTTGTTTCGGATTTCCCAAGATTCGTCACCCTCTGCGAAGCCGAACACCTCCGGAGTACCCTTATCGTTGTTGAAGTTATACTTGCCAACGAATGCAGCACCGGAGCCGTTGTCGTGGAAGATGACAATCGGGAAACCGTCAATGCCTTGCCGGACAGAAGTGTTAAGCAGCTGAGGCGGTGTCTTGAACGGGCAGATCTTATCATAGAGGCGTACCAGTTCCACGTTGTTTGCGCCCTCGGACGATGCAACGTCCGCCTTGAACGTAAACATATTGGTCGCAATACTGTCATTGCGCATCTGGTAGCCGTCAGCGGTAACACCGTTGCGGACAAAACCGTTCTTGAACTTGATCTTGTAGTTCTTTCGGGCGTAGCCTGCGGAAGAAGTACCCTGTACGTCCGCTTCTGCGCCTGTGAACTCAAAGCACTTGTACTCGTTCTCCGGGTCGGTATAATAGCCGCCAACGTTGAGCTTGTTGCCTTTATACGCCGGGAGCGCCGGGGCCTGCAAGACGAGGTACGGAAGGTCGGAGGGCAAGTTTGCAATAATGATCGTACCGTAATCGTCGAAGATGCTGTTTCTGCCGTAGCGTGCCAGCTTCTCCGTGATGTCCTGTGTATCAGCAATCCAGTTGTCGAGGATCTGGTACCGGGTAAGGTTGTTGCTGTATACACGGATATTATACAGATCGATGGTACAATCGTTGGAACCGATGGAAATGTCCACCGGCGCAGCCTGCGAGAAGTCATCATCATCCGGGTACTGGACAACGCCACTCATAATGCCGTTGATGTAGATGTAAATGAGCCGATGTTCGACCCTCTTTTCCACAACAAAGGCAATACGGATATGTTCGTTCTCTTTGTACTGGGTGCTGATTTCGGACTGCTCGGACTTGAGCAAGGCTTTCTGTGCGGTGATCGAGATACCTCTGCCACCGGAGAAGCACGAAAGGATGGTCGCATCGTAATTGAGTACGTTACGAGTGCCGAACTCAATCTCGATGGTCTTGCCGGTACCACGGAAGTCATTGGCGAACAGCTTGAGAGGGATCGTCAATCTTGCGTCACCGGATACACGGTGTACCGTAATACCGTCATCATCATTCTGCCAGCCATCGCTCGTCCAGTTGTAATTGGCAAAGGAACACGCAACAGAGCCGGACACCCAAGATGCCGGGTTTGCTTCGTTGTTGCTTCTGCCATAGCTGGACAGGTGCAGCTCCAGATCGTCGGTTACGGCTTCAACCTCGATCTCCGTCACCTCGACGGTAGTGGTGATCGTCTTTACGGTCGTGCCACAGGTGATAGTAAGGGACAGGGCGCCCACGTTATCCGGGCGATAATTCCACGTCTGTTTGGTACGGTCAACGGTTTGGGTCGATACCGTGTTACCGTCTGCCGCAAGAACAACTTCCGTTGTCAGTGCGGAGGGATCGTACACAATCCATTCGATAGCCACGTTTTCAAACTGTGCCACCGTCTCACGATTGAACGGACAGGAAATAATGGGCGCTGTCTTACCTTCCTCCTTGCACATAATGTCGTAGTACAGGCGGTTGGATGTAACCGTCTGTCCGTCGATCTCTGCCGTAAACCATACCTCAAAGGTGTGCGAACCGTGTGCCTGAGCCGGGATGGTGTAGGTCTGCTGTCTACCGGAGACGTTGACCACAACGGGCTCTCTTTCGGTACCATCCAGTTTGAAGTGCATAGTCTTTGCGGCGCTGCCGGTAGGAATGTAGGGGTACGCAATAGCACCGGTGTAAGGTACAGTTGCGTCAAAGGGAGATGCCAAGGACAGGGCTGCCACGGAAATAGTGAAGTTAAGGCTTCTGCTGTTGCCGTAGGCATCCATAAGGACGAGCTTCACGGAGTTGGTGCCGACAGCGAGGAAGTCACCAACCGGGACTTCGATGTTGCCCTGGGCAACGTCTCTCGTCTGCTTAGTGACGCCGCCGACCTTGATCGACAAGGCACCGTTGCCGGTTGCCATACCATCTTCGATGGAGGACCAGTTCGCAGTAAGGGTACAGGGCGAACCGTCTGCAATCGTTTTGGAAAGCCACCCGGTAGTGTTGGTAAAGGTAAGCACAGCGTTATTGCCGCTGCTGCTACCGCCACCGCCGCCGCTGGTGGCAACGACCACACCTTCGCCCACGATCTCGCCCTCGGACGTAAGGTACAGCTTTCCATCCTCTTCGTTGAAGAAAAGGTTGTCGCCCTTTAAGGCAACAGCAGCATTAACAAGAGCCAGTTCCTGGTCGATGTTATCCGCTGCATATTCAGCCTTAAGGCAAGCCGCCTCGGCTCTGTCGGCGTCAGCTGTTGCGGTGTTGTTTGCGTTCTCGATGGATGCGACGGCTCTTTCAATGCGCTCCGCAGAATGCGTGAAAGAATCAGAAGCGCCCTGTGCCGATGCAGCTGCATCCTCGGCTCTCTGCGCCGCTTGGTTGGCGGCGTTGGTTGCTTCCTGCACACCGGCAGTAGCATCGGCAACGTCAGCCAACAGAGCGACCAGCAGATCGTAGTTGTCATCCTCCGCAATATCCTCACCGGAGTACGAAGCCGGATCCACTTCGATCTCGAAGTTCATTGTGGTCAGCTTACGTGCGGAAGAGTCAATAACGCTTATGTCGCAGACGAGGACATCATCCAATGCCAACATCCACGAAGTAATGGGGACGGTAACGGTACCGTCCTCGTTGACGTTGCCGGCATAACCTTTGGATGCTCCGTCTGCCCGGTGTGCGTTCATAATGACCGTGCAATTACTCTCCACCTCAATGTCCACGCCCTCGTTCTGGAGCTGGACTTTAAGGAAGCGGGATTTGCTGTCATACTGCTTGGCAACCAAGGCTTGGAAGCGGTTTTTCTTGGCAACGTCGATATTCAGAATCTTGGTTATCTGTGCCATTGATTACTCCTCCTGTGATATTTCGGAACCGGAGTAGGATGCACTTTGGACTTCTACTCGGAATGTCGTTGTGGTAAGTCGATTGTCTTCGCCATCCGACACAGAGACATCGCACGAAATGATACCGGCGATCTGCAGCATCCACGCATCCAGCGGCACAGTTACCGTGCCGTCCTCGTTTACGGTTCCCGGGAAATCATCACTCTGCCCATCCGGGCGTCGGGCGTTAATCACGACGGTAGCATTGGAACTGACCGCAAAACTCACGCCCTCGTTGAGTAATTGGATTTTTAAGAATCGTGACCCGGAGTCGCCTTGCTTTGCAACAAGGAGCGGGAAAAGATTTCTCTTTGCCACATCGACTTTGAGTTGTTTTGTGATATATGCCACTATATCCCTCCTTACGTCCACGCACTCCACCGGGTGTTAAGAATACGGCTTTTTACCGCACCCGACACTCCAGTGAAACGGTGAAGTGTGATTGCCCCGTAGGACACAACCTCCAAAAAGCCGTTTTCGGCAGCAGGAGCGTTGGTCAAGGCTGCTGCGCTGTTATACCAGTAGATACCGCTGCCTTTGACGTTGTCGAAAGTCTTGTAGTCATCAAGGACACCTACAAAACCCATAACGCCATAGCCGTTCTGCATGATGTCGCCATTGACGTCAAGCGCAGACTGGGGATTATTGTTGTTGATACCGACCTTTTTGGAACGGTATGCAACAAGGGGTGTGCCTTTCGGCACGACGATGGTGATCGTGTAGTTGCTCAACTTGTCAACGGCTCGGATTTGGAGATCCCAAGAGTATTCCGGGTCGAATGTCGCAAAGGCGTCATTGTCCACCGTAAACCTGTCATCTTCCTTTTCCACACCGGAGACATCGTAATACTGACTCCACGACGTATCGGTGATCTTCTTGAAGCGATATTGCAGGGATTGGAGAGTATTGGTAGCAACATCGTCCACGTACACCGGGGACAGAGCACCGACCAATTCAAGCTGCGCCATCTCTTCAACTTCATTCACGCGACGTGTAGACCACGAATTGATGGATACGTTGTTGAACTCAATCACCGACAAAGTGGTGGTTTGCACCGTTGTCCAGCCACGACTATCCTTGACGGTAGCGGTCAAGGTCACATCACCTGCAACAGATACCGCACCGAAGTTAACTGTCTTTGTTTCGCTGGAAACGGTTTTGGAGCCAATCGTTACCGTGTAGCTGCTGATGGAAGCGCCGTTCTTTGCCGTACCGCCCTTGAAGGTAATCCGCAGGGACGATTTATGCTGAACGCACAAGGCACTGCTGCCGGTGACGCCTACGGTCACACCGTCAACATCCAGCCACGAAAAGCCACCGTGCGTGGGTGCGGACGTGGCCGCTGTGGTTTTGATCGTGACGGTTTTCGAGGAATCGGTACCGATCTTCGTACTGCCACTATACGTGGAAACCACGATCGTAGCGGTGAACGAGGCAAGCGAAGCCATCGCATTTAAGATGGTCGTGCGCTGTGCAGATGTGAAGCTGTGCGTCTTGTTGTTCGTGCCTACGCTTCCCTTAATCCCTGTGAGGGTTAGAACCGTCGTGCTGCCGTTTTTGATGGTGATGGTGTGTGTATAACTGGCATCGTAAACCGTCCAGTTGAGAGCCAACACAGGGGCCGCTTCGTCTATCGTCAATTCGTTCACACTATTCAGCACAGTACCACCAAGGGTCTTGATGGTAGATCTGCTGGAAGTACCATACAGATTGTTGGCTGTCTTTCTTGCACGAACCTTGATCTTATACTCCGTATTGGGTGTCAATCCGGAGATTGTCTTGGTGGCACTCGTGCCGTTCGTGCTGGAAATGCGTGTCCAGGTGCTTCCATCGTCAATGCTGTAATCCCAAATGTTACAGTTGACATTGGACGATGCGCTGATGTAGACCGAGCTCGCCGTTATGCTTGACGTAGTAAGAGTAATGGTTGGCAGAACAATGTCGCCGGTTACGGCACTTGACGTACCATAAACATGGTTACTTACCTTCCGCGCCCTAACCTTAACGGTGTAGCTTCTGCTTGTCAGGCCTGTTAAGGTTTTGTTTGCCGTGGTACCTGCAGTAGTGGAGTATTGTGTCCACGTGCTACCATTATCAAGGCTGTATTCCCAAATGTCGGCATTGACATTTGATGTTGCAGCAATGGTCATACTGCTGGAAGATACCGGAGTAACGGAAAGTGATACGCCCGGCGCAGCTCTGTCAATAGATGTTAATTCGATTGTTTTGGAACCGGAAACACCCCAACCGCTGCCGTAGTCGCCGCTGGTCGTGTAAAACTTCAGCGACACCTCAATCGTTACACTCTTCGTTCCGTTTGATTCGTGAGCTATTGCGCTTGAACTCGCTGTGGTGGAGCTGCCGCCACTCGGCTTAATATGTGCGTAAGTGTTCAGCGATCCGATATAGACGTTGTGCGTACCCATAACGGAGTTCATAGACACAACGTTACTGCCGTTGATCTTTACAGTGCCGTTCGGGTAGTATGCAACGCCATACCAGTTACCGCTTTTCGCTTTTAAGGAATCGATCTTAACTACGGAGGTATTTGCGATAGGGTCATAGGTTTCCGACCAATTAACCTGTACAGCGTATTTTCCGCTCGTTAAGGTAAACGAGCCGCTTTTGCCAGTAGCCAATCTCAACCCCCCTTAGTCAACAAAGATAAGATTTGTGCCAACAATGGTTCCTCCCGGTGCATAAGGTACCCAACGTACCTTTCCACACTGGGCGTACCCTGTGAACACGGTTTTCGGAATCGTCATTTCGTCAGCCTCGATCTCCGTAACAAGCATATCACGGTAATAGATGCTGAACGCCCTGGGTGTGATCTCGATAGAGTAATCCTCGCCGACCTTACTGACCTCGATGCCTTCCGCCGACAGCATACGGAACAAAGCGTCGCCTGCGGCTGTGGCGCCGTAGCTCCACACAGGTTCGCCGTTGTTCCAGCCGGTGGTTGTCCACGCTATGCCTCCGGCTGTCATCGTGAAGATCGTGTTGCTCTCCTCAAGATTGGGCTGGTCGTGCATATAGTACAACGTGGAACCATTCTCACTTGTAACCGGAGTTACATACAGGCCCATAGCATTGGAGATCAGCTCGTTAAAAGCAAGGATACTCTGGATTCTGTCGTTTAAGGCTTCGTTCTGCCCATTCCGAATGGCGTTGATGATTGCTGCCTCACGCTTCGTCAAAGGATTGTCAGAGGCGTAGCCTGCACGGGTAACGGTTTCACCCTTGCCTTGCAGATTGGTGCTTGCGTTAAGGGTGAACGTAGTATCCGTTACAATGGTCTGCCTGGGCACTCCATGTTTATCCACGAAAGTGATGACATCCAGCGGATAAAGGTGCGGCATAGGTTTGACTGTTGCGGAGAACGGTATGTAGGTAAAGCCACCAAGCACACCGTACAAAGATTCTGCAACCGCCATATGGTTAGATTGGATAAGACCGTTGCCCTCAATGCTGATAGCATATCCATCATCGCCAGCAAGGTACACGGTTTCTCCGTCAATAACCTGCACACCGCTGATGGTTATGGAATCGTCGAGCAGATCGGATGTAAAGCGATCCATCGCTTTGATTTCCGTGTTTGTTGCGTTATACCACGAAAGAATTAAGCGGCCATCCCAATCCATATATGCGCAAGTGCCGGTGATTTCTGCAATCCACACAAGCAGCTGACGATATGTGAGATTATCGCTCACAGGAAGCGTGGCGATCTCGTAATCGTGGTTTAGCAGTTCGCTTATGTTGATACCGATGGTAACGTTGCAGATGTCACAGATCCGGGAAAGGAGTGCGTCTACCGTGGTCGGAAACGCCAGCAAGGAACTGTCCACAGACTTGTTGAAATGCACCATTCTGTCAAGTGCATTCAGCGTGATAGATGATAGCTTTCGAGGTCCCTTGTCCACAGTAAAATACCCCAGCGGTACATAGTAGAGATTGGCATTTTCCCATCGTTTGGCATCCCATTTCTTGACGCCCACACGGACAAACAGTTCCGCGCCCTCGAATGTAATGTTATCGTACCGGCCATCGGCGTTGTCCAGTTTCAAGGTCAGCTCGGCTGCAACAGCCGAGCCAACCTCAATTCTTTCGCCGGACAGGCAATAGCGATTGACACTCATACCGCCTGCAACGATGTCCTTGTCGGTGATGGGGATTGTTTCTTGCGTGCCGGTCATCTTGATCTCAAGCACCTGCCGATAGGGAACCTTGAAAAGGTCAAGTGCTTCCTTGGGAATAGCATACATATTACGCACCGTACCTTTCGATGATGTTGAACGCAAGGTTTTCCCAAAGGCCCTGCGATGCATTGAACATCGGCGCCGTTCTGTTACCTACGTAAAACTCGGAGGTAACAAACTTACCCTGCTTTGCATCGAGATAGCATACCTTGACGTACTCGGGATCAAATGCTTGGAGGATTTCGGAGACCTGTTCTGTGGTAATGCACTCCCACGAAAGTTCCAGCTTTACAACCTGTCCGATCCGCTTCTTGTGCATAGCCACATCTTCTGTTCTACCGGCATCAGAGGCGGACACGTCCTCCAAGGCCCACTGATACGTTGTCGGACACAGAACTGCCGACCCGTCAACAGACCTTAACGGATTTTTTTCATTCCATCTTTCCATAGGTTATGTCCCTCCTTAAATGCCGAGAGGCACTATTGTTTTTCCGTCACGGAGATTCTTTCGAGCAAGACCGCTGACGATCTCGTTTGCTCCAACAACCGCAGTAACATTGACGTCCTTTTCCAAGAGCTGACGAAGCAGATTGTTTTGCTCACGCAGTAAAACCACCTGCCGATTGGTGGAGCTTTCCATAGCTCTTGCCAGATCGTCATTTGCTTCTCCGATGATAGCAGAGACACCACTGGATCCGGATGCTGCAGCCCGGTAAGGAACCACGCTGCCGGCGAATGCAGGCACGTTGAACGTGACACGCTTTGCAATCGCATCCATCTTATCCATAAGGGCGGTGAAGCTGTCTGTGATCTTATCCGCAAAGGAAGTGATCGCACCGTCGATCTCCGCAGCGGGAATAATGGAACTTACCGCATAGCTGCCGTTGTTGAACTCCGCTGCAATGGCATCTGCGACGCCAGCGACGGAATTAAGTACGGACTTTTCGGAATCTTCAACACCTTCGCCGATACCCAAACCGATGTTCAAACCGACCTCGTCTTGGAAGAGCTTGGAGGGAGAATGGATACCCAGCGCAGATTTCGCAGCGTTCAGCAGGCTCTTTGCTTTCTCCTTGACCCAGTTGGTCAGCGTACTCCATCCATTCGAAATACCGGTTTTAATGCCGCTTGCAATATTACTACCGACACCGGACCAGCCTTGGTTTTGGATTGTAGTCTTGATCCCGCTCCACGTCGTGGAAGCGGTACTCTTGATGTTATTCCAAGTGGTACTGAGGCTGGATTTAATGCTATTCCACGTTGTAGTAGCATTGGACTTGATATTGTTCCACGCTGTGGAGGCAGAAGACTTGATACTCTCCCAGTTGGAAGAAGCGGTGGACTTCATATTGCTCCAAGTGGTACTCAAAGAGGTCTTTATGCTTGTCCAAGTGGATGTAGCTGTGGATTTAATATTTGTCCACGCCGTAGAGGCCGATGTTTTAATATTATTCCACGTGGTAGATGCGGTGGTTTTGATGTTGTTCCATTTGGTACTAAGATCGGTTTTGATCTCGTTCCATTTGGTCGAGGTGGCGGTTTTGATGTTATTCCACGCCGTGGTGAGGCTGCTGGTAATGGTGGAAAGCGCAGTATCAAAGAAGCCTGTAATAGTGTTCCAAGCATCCGTGATACCCTGCAACAAACCTTGGACTATGAAATCGCCCTGCTCTGCCATCTTGGTAGAGGGGGACGCAATACCGAAAGCGTTGCAGAAACCTTCAATGAACGGATCCCAAATGTTCTCGACGATCCACGTACCAACGTTGGCAAATGCTTCGCAAATGCCATTCCACAGGCCTTGGATGATGTCACCGCCAGCTGCGTTGATGTGTTCGGTGAAATAGGACTTCGTTCCATCCCACGCCTCAACAAGCAGCTGCCACAGGTTTTGGAGAATTGCCCAAATCAGCTGTGATGCGCCGCCCAATGCAGCACCTAACAACTGGAACGCCTGGGAGATAATACCTCCCCAGTCGATGTTGGTAACAAGGCTTACAAGACCGTTCCACAGGTCGTTGCCAAGCTTTGCCCAATCCATATCCTCGACAAAGCCGATAAGGAGATCCAGCGCACCGGACACGACTTCACCGATCAGCGTTGCCGTGTCAGCGATGATACCGCCCCAATCTATTCCGTTGATGAAATCTGCGATCTGTGAGCCTAAGCCCCTCCAATCGAAATTCGCTACCGCAGAAGTGATGGAGTTAAGCATCGTCTTGAAGCCATCGGACAGATCTGTACCGAGCTGGCCAAAGTCGATATCCATAATGAAATCGCTGATTGCCTTGGAAAGACGGCCGGTAGCACCCACCCAATCCATAGCGTTGATACCGCCTTGGATAAACTCGTGGATGGCGTTGCCAAATTCAGCACCGTCGAGATTTTCAAAGAACCCGGTAAGGGTTTGCAGTAGAATTATGAGCTTTGCAGACAGTACAACCGCAAGGTTGCCCCAATCCACATTCGCAATGATGTTGTTGAGGCACGTTGCAAGGTAACCGCCAAGGCCAACCCAATCGAACGTGGTGATTGCCGTTGCCAGGAACGTCAATGCACCGTTGAGGAAATAGCCGATCTTGTTGCCTATGCCAGCCCAATCCACGCTCGCCACCATACCGTTGAGCGCCGTGGTGAGTGTAGTTGCCGCACCGGCCCAGTTGCCGGCTTTGATCTGATCGATCATCAACTGCACCCAATCGGGCATAGTTACTTCCGGAAGCGGTGTAGCTCCAGCGCTGGCACCACCGCCGCCTCCGCCACCGGAGTTATCTTGCAGGGCATTGATTTCGTCAAATCCGGTAAGGGATTTTTGGGCTTTTTCTGCTGCGCCGCCTGCACCCTCAACCGCTTTGGTTGCCGCAGATCCGGTGATGCCGAGCAGCTTAAGGAACGCAGTAACGTATGCGATTGCCGTGGATACCAAGCTGATGATCCGGGTAATCAGCGGACCCAAGATGTTTCCAAGGCCTGTCCAGCAGCTTGAGAGCTGATTTGCCAACCCTTGGTTTGCTTCCATATAGGCAGATACCGCCTTGCGGAGTATCATATACACACCACGACAGCCGAGCAAGCCGAGACCAATTCGTTTGATCGTCGATGTGATACCCTTAAAGGATTTCTTATAATTGGCGTTGCCCACGACGATTTGCTTCGTCACAGACAGAACGCCTTTAAGTCCGCTCAACAGAGCGCCGCCAACCGTCCGTGCGACGGTTCCAACCACCGTTCCGATTCTCCGGAAAGCTGCACCTATGCCGTTCGCTCTGCCCTCTACACGAGCCGCCTGCGCCTGCATAGAGGCAAGTGCGCTTTCGGCGGCATTGATCTGCGTGACCATCTGCGAGTATTCGGCGGTTTGCGATCCCACAGTAAATGCGGCACCGGAAGATTCCATTCGTGCTTTGGCAGCTGCGAGCTGGTCATACTTCTGTGCCGCAAGGTCGAGATCGTACTGGAGGGTTTTCCATTGGGCGCTATTCTGCTTGACACCCATAGCTTGCATACGCTCTTGACGGTTGAGCAGGTTTTCCAGTTTAACACCGGCCTTTTCTGTCTCTGCCGCAAGTGCGGTATATTCTGCTGTGGGAGTGCGGGTATTGCCCATAGCCTCCAACTTCTGCCGAAGGGATGCAATTTTGGTTTCAAGGGCGCTGGCCTTCGTCTCAAACGAAGTCATAGCACTTGCGCTACCGGACATAGCTTTCTGGAATGTCGGTTCCAGATTGGTTACGCTGTTGCTCACAGAATCAATACTTTTCTGCAAGCTCGATGCGCTTTGGACGGGGGCGCTGAAATCAGCTTGGGGTGTGGGGGCTGTCTGCCGGGATTGTGCCGTGGACAATTCCGCTTCAAGCTCTTGGATTCTTGTTTCGAGGGCGGCGATTTTGCTCTCTGCCTCGCTTATGTCAATGTTCGCCTCTGCCGGAGTAGCGGTTGCGGTCTCCAACTGGGACTGTAGAGAAGCTATGACAGATTCAAGGTCCTTAACCTTTGCTTCGAGCGCAGCGATTTGACCGTCTGCGTTCTGTGCTGCCGTAGCAATACCGTCAACAGGCGTTTGCGGCTCTTTGCTGTTGCCGAGATTGTTAAGGCGGTCTTGCAGTTCAGTAACTTGGGTCTGTAACGATTGCACCTCTTCCTTGAGGCTGGCAATCGTCGCTTCGAACTGTTGCACACTGCTATCGGTACCACCTATGCTTCGGTTGTTATTGCTAAAGGTCTCCTTGAGGATCCTGCCAAGTTCTTTGACTTCCGAGGAAAGAGATTTGATAGCCGCAAGCAGTTCGGAGCTTCCGGCCTTAAATCCTTCGGGATTTATCTCGGTATCGACGATAATAGAGCCGTCAGCCTGACCCGCCATATAACCACCTCCCTGTGTTTAACCTAACATTGCGTTGAGCCTGTCTTTTGCGGCCTGTTCCTCGGCTGTCAGCTTCGGTGCCAGGACACAGGCTCTTTTATTCGCATTCCAAAATTCTTGCTCCCATTTCTCCAGCTTTTTACCCTTGGCTTTCTTCATCCGTAAGCTGATTACATTTGAGAACACACCTTCGGAGATCTCCATATAGTAGCCGATGAACGTCCACCAATGGATGTACTCTGCGCTGCGAACCTCGCAACCAGCCACTTTGTTGATAGCCGGGAACAAAAGGCCTTCGTCTTGCTCCCAGTCCATTACCCGGGGAGACTTCTTTTCCTCCTCTTTGGCACCATTGTCGATGAACGTCAATGCTGCCATAAAAGCGGCCTCGTAGTCTGCCTCCGGTATGGAATCGAAGTCCTCGAAGAGAATGTATAAACACGTGTAAACTTTCTCTCCGTCCTCCAATTCGGGATCAGAAAAGGCACATAGGATATTGAGCACGTCACGGAAGTCGGAGCGTATAGCGTACATACGCCCATTCACTTCCAGTTCACGTGGGAGCTGCCCAATCATTTCTTACCGCCCTTATGCTTGCCGGTCTTGTAGCCGTGAGTGTACTTGTTGACGCGGTTGTTGACCCTTGCGGTCTCCCGGTCAAACTGACGGCTGATGAACTTACCGACAGCTTCCAGAGCGTTCTCACAGTAAAAGCGGCCGTTTACAGGAGAGAACGGATGCACCTTGCCGAAGAATGCCTCGGACATATTGCCACCGAACAGATAGTCGCAGGCTTCGTAAAGACGCCGCTGTGCTTCACGCATAGCCTCGAACCCGGCCTCGTCCTTTTCATCCACGGTGCCGTCGCCCTTGATGTTCACGTTCTCCAAAGGCTCGGTGATCTTGTCGAACTCGGACATTGCCTTGTTGTAGCGGTCAACCATACCGATGTCGGTAGGCTGGAAATAGAAAACGCCGATCTCGTCGCCGAACTTGTTGCAGATAGGTACCTTTACGCTACCTTCGTCAACGACAATCCGCATTACATTGTTTCTTTCGTTCTCTGCCATAAAATAGCCTCCTTATAATGTGAAAAAGGGCAGCCCTCACAGGACTGCCCTTAATTTGGTTTTACGCTGCGTTCTCGGTGAAAGTCTTGGTCGTGGTGTCCCAAGTACCAGCCACACGATTGCCGGCATTGTAGACGGTAAAGGGAATCTGCACGCCGGAGGTGTCGCCGCCCACGGAGTTGGGAACGACGTAAACGTCCTCACGGTAGGCCCATTCCACGGTGCCATCTTCATTGAGCAGAACATCGACCTTGGTGGTCTTGCAGTCGTCGCCGGTCTTACGCTCGTTGGCGATCATCGCCAGCTGCTCGTACAGAGGATCGCCGGTGTAGGCGTAGAAAGGATCAACCTCGCTCTGCACCTCGTAGCCATTGTGGACCACGTTCTGCTCGCCCAGGATATTCTTCTTAACCTCGACATCGGGGTTAAGCTCTTCGATGAACTCCTCCAGATCCTTGCCCAGACGGACAAAGTTGGGGGTCTCGCCGCCGAAACTGGCATCAATGAAGTGCGCCAGATACTTGCGTTCGATTTTCGCCATTGAAAAATCAACTCCTTACTATTTGTCAAATTCGTTCTCGTAACGAAGTGTCGCCGAGATCGCCCAGTCCTCCACGTTGTCCTGATAGGCAGCGTTGAGGTGCGCCGGGTTAGATCGGCTAATGGACTTAATCACTCTGTTCCCGGAAGAAAGAGTGGGATATGTGCTGATTTGGTACTCGGTTCCATTGACCGTCACCGGCTGGCGTTCAAGCCATTTGCCGAGGGTGT